GGTTTTTAATTAGCAACTCCTTAAAAGCCTTCGACGCTGTGGCCGTTGCAATCAATGCTTGCCCAAATGATTTCATGAATGCCGCAACCGCTCCCAGTAATTTCTTGCCAAAATCTTGAAAGCTTCCAATTTGCCCCGTCATAATATCGCCCAACAATACCCCAAACGCTTCGAGCCCGTCAGCGGTCAAACTATTAAATGCCTGGTTAACGCCCTCCATTGATTTCGCAAAACGCTCTTCATACTCTTCCTGCTTTGCGATTTGGTTTTGCATCGCATAATCAATCTTTACAAATGTATGCTCAAGTTTCTGCGGTGCCTTAATATCAATAGGCGCAGGATCTATTGTTTTGATTCCTTGGCGTGGTCCGCTGGCAACAGTTTCGATTTCTGTTGCCTTCAATTCATTCCTAGCCTTTTCCGCCTCTAATTGTTTTTGTGCTTTGTACTTTCTAAACTTTTCTAAACGCTTGTTATACGCGTCTTGATTTTGCTTTAAAATCTCGGCCTCGTGCTCTTGTTGTTTGGCTTTCTCGGCTGCGTTATAATTGTCTCTCTGTATTCTTAATACGGTTAATGCCGTTTTAGTATCGTCAATTATTTTGCCCCAGTTCTCTTTATTGTTTTTACCAATGTTTGCCCGAGCCTTTTGTAGCGTTAAATTTAAATTCTGTTCTTGTAAAGCAAAGGCGCCTAATGTGTTGCCCTTTGCCTCCATTACTTTTATGTCCCGCTCGTTTTTGGCTATGGTTTTGTCGAGCGTTGTATTTAATCCTTTCAGCGCGGCATCCGCGGGAAAAATTGCGTTCTTTAATTTATCAAAGTTTGCAACTAATGCGCCAATCCCTGCAATCGCAACGCCAATACCTATAGACATTAAGGCTGTTCTAAAGGCAAGCGTTGCCCCTGTTGCGCCACCCGTTACTAATGTATAGAGTTTAGTTGCGGCTGTACTAATTCCAATACGCACAGCGCTCTCTGCTTGCAATGCGTTTTGTATGGCTTGCACTCCATTCACCAAAGCAATGGCGCCCTGAAGCTTTACCATTGTTTTTTGAAGATCCTCATTCTCAACACCTGCCAATGCAAGTGCACCCTCAACGGCTCCAAAGGCCCCGGCAACTGCCTGCACTCCACCCAATACCGCATCGAGGCGTCGGGTATCGCTTGCAAAATATCCAACCTCTGCCCTGGCATCGCCAATGCTGTCCTTTATCCTACCCGCTTCCCTAATAAACTGATCCGCGGAAGCCGCAAACTCTGGACCCAATGCCCGCGCTTCCATCGCCAAATTTGTCAACTGCCTGACAGTTGCCATAGTTGGGTTTTTTGTTGCAATCGCTGCCAGCTTCTCCTCAATGCTCTTCGCACTCTTAGCAACATCGGCAGACATTTCACCGCCCGCCTTTTTGATTACTGATATGGCATCATTAAAGCCCTGTCTGAGCTTTTCAATGTTTGCGCCAATTACTATATTTAACGACCTTGCCATGCTTACAATTCTATTTTATAACTATCTTCTTGCAATAAATAAGCGCCATCTTCGAGCAACAAATAACTAGCACCAGATGGCACTGGCGCGGCATAAATGTAATTAATTATAAAGTCTTGAGCAACGTGATAAATTCCCGCAAATCCTGCCTCATCCTCAACCAAATGCACCTCGCCATCGAACTCAATCGCCTGGCAGTATACCCCATTAAAAGTATCTGGAAAGGTAGCGGATTCGAATGCGGCCCGAACCTGTGCGGCAGTGTCCATCGCATCGGCAAACGTGGCGCCAAAACTACTAACTTGCACCCTTGCAAAGTCTGTGCGTGAGTGGCTTGTATTGGTAGGGCTTGCAATTACGCTAACTAAATTATAAGCGATTGCAGGAAATGCAGACTCTTGCGGAATCCGCAAAGGATTTAAGCGAGTGGAAACCAACGCCGTAAGGTCTGACGCATTGCTTAAAATGTTATATACTATTTTTATGGGTGCGCTCATGCCTTGGCGTCTGGGGTTAACTTATCAAAGACATGCGAATATAGTTTAACCGCTTCGTGAATAGACAAAAACTCAGGTTCCTCCCACGGAAATGTTAACAGCCTTTTCGGTTCTATTGGCTTTTTTAAGTGGGGCGCCATACCTGTAGCAACCGCCCAGCGGGTTATTTCCCATTGGTTTCTGTACTGCTGTTGCTGCGCCTCACGCATGCCCTCCAATTTTAAACGCCAAAAACGTGGCGAGCATTTCCAAAACTCTCGCTCAGTTAGATTTAATTCGCCGTAACTGATGCGCTCAATCTTGCGCCAAGTTAGCGGTGCGCCGTCGCCCTTGGCTTTTACTTTCCCTCTGGCTCGTCAGTGCTAAAGAAATCACTAACCGCCTGCGTAAATCCATCCAGCGCAGGACTTAACTCTGTAAATCTTTTAACCGATGCGCCCAACTTTTGGATCGTGGGGTATGGCGTTTTTTTGCCATCGGCTTCGTAGCCTTCCAAAATCCCATAGAACGCGCAACTTAGTGCGAAGTCCATAGATTTGGCAAGGTCTTTTTGCAGGTTTAGATCTGCGAAATTTTCCATCCCAGCCAACTGCATCACATTGCGCAGGCTGTTCATGTTAAATAAAAGGGGGTGCTGAACACCCCCGATTGTAATGTGGCTCATGCCACAAAGATAAGACAAATAAATTATGAAACAGTGCCAATAGTCAAAGCGCCTGTACCTTGCAAAGTTCCTGTGAAGGTTGCTTTGTCATTGTTAGGTGCGCTCAAAGACAAGCTGCTGAAGAAAGCGCCGCCTGTTAATTTTTGATCTCCTGTGCTGTTGGTAGTCATTACAATTGTAACAGAAGTACCCGCTAACAAATCGGTCAAAAGATCTTTAAAAGACAAACCGCTTGTGCTCACAGATGCATCTTCTTCAAAAATACCTTCAACGTTCAAAGTGTAGCCATATTCGCCGGCGATAAACTCCTTTGCGCCTGCGCTGTCTTTGTTAGTAACGTCGATCATATCTTTAGAAATGTCGATTGAATGAGATGTCGCGTTTGCGATTTTGGTTAAGGTTCCGCTAACATCTTTATAGATGCTTATCAGCGTGCCGTTTACTGGTCCAGAGATTGCCATGGTTATTTGTATATTAGATTATTTTTTTTAGCTAAATCGGCAATGATTTGATCAACGCCTTTTATTATATTTTCCTCTACGCTTGTGGCGTTTGAATCGACGGCCCTTTGCATAAAACGCACGGGGGCGATGGCGCCTGTATAGCGGCCTGTGCTCGATTGGATTCGCTCAACTGTGCCGTATTCATACATCACGCCCAGGTAGTTGTTGTGGTACTCCTTGCGCAAGCCAATCAAAGCCTTATCATAGTTCTGATTATCCTTGCTATTAATAAAACCGATTGAGTCCCGCAAATCGCCTGTATCAACTGGCACCAAAGATTTTGCCGTTGCAATAATTGGCGAAGCGCTTTTCTTTAAAACTTGCTGAAGTTTTCGACTTTTCACACTGACCCCCATAGCCTTTAGGGCTTCCAAGGTTTCAGCGAGTCCGTCGATTTTTTCCATTATTGCGTTAATTCGGTTTGTAGTTTCAAATATAGATTCCGCTGCAGGTTTGCAATGTTAACAATGTTGTGCGCTCCGTTGTCATCAACCACCCTGTGCTTAACGCCTACGGCAGAATTGAAACGGATTGTATACATGACAATCTGCTTATGCTCGCGCCTATCTGCGTTTACATTCTCGGCGCCGCTTTCTTGCTCAACACGCTGCGCCCAGGCGGTTGCGTATTCCGTCCACGTTTGCAGCTTCTCGCCTGTGTTGCTATCTATGGTTTCGGTGTAACTTTGCAGACTTACCAAAACGTCCATTAACCCCGCATTCATTAGATCATGATTTGGATTTTGTACGGATCGAGTAAGTAGTGAAAGCCGAAATTCATTTCGCTGTTAATACTCCCCGCAATAATGGCCTGCCTGTTATCGTAGTACTGAGCAACCAACAACAGCGCCGCGTGCTTAATCGTAGCGGGCAGGATTGTGTCGGGGTCTACAGAAGAAGTGCCTACAGGATTAAAGCCCTCTGAAATTTCAACGATGTACTTAATCACATCGTCCGTTATAGAGGATGGCGTGTTTTCAAAAAAGATATTTCGAGAATACCCACCCATCGGATCAGGCGCAACCAACCAATCGGCAGAATCAAAAGCAACAACTGCTTGCGAGTCGTTCACATAGCTCACGGAGTTAATAGCCAAACAGCGCGTGTTTAAGCGCAGATAATTTCCCGAAGGTATATTTAGGCCATTCACGGGATTCACGAGCGCAGGCATGCCTGTAAATGAGTCGAAGCCATACTTTGCCGTCCCTTTGCGAATCGAATAGCCCAAATAATTACTGCAGGCATCAATTGCCATAGAGATAAGCCCCGAAATGTAAGTATCATCTGAGGAACTTGTAACCCTTAAATGGGTTTTTGCATCTGCCAAACTTAAGTAGTCTGTGGCGGCATTTGCGAAGGCGGTATATCTACGGCTAACAAACATTTTATTCAGCGTCTAATTCGGTTTCAGGGTTTACTGGCTTTGCCTTTTTGCTAGGCTTGGCTGGCGTCAATACTGCAATCTCTTCAGCAACGCCCGCCTCAATTAAGAGCATGGCCTGCTTGGTTTCCATTATTACTTCTTCACCTACGTTGTAACTTAAATTAAATTGCCCTGTAGGGTTTGCTGTAAATCTCACTTTCATATTGGCCCAGGGGCGATGCAGTCAAGATCACCCCCGGCACTTGGAACTTTTACGCCCCCAAGCGGGCAGATTATTAGGCTACGATGTCCTTACAAACTGCGAAGGCAGTAGGCTGCAACAAGTTGCAATCTAAGTAAGCATTCAATACAACGTTAGTCAAGCCAGCAGTTGCACCGCTATAAGGGTCAACTGTCAACTCCATACCACCCCAAGAAGCGATAGCCATTTTGCTGAAATCTCCAAAGATCATTGCAGACAAAGTTGAGCTAGTTCCTTTGGTCAAGTTGCTAGGAACCAAAGTTGAAGTAGCTACGTTATAACCGTTCAATTCAGCACCACCTGCAGGCCAAATGAAGTTACCTTCTACACCAGAAGCTTGGCGTGGGATAGTTTGCAAAGCGGCTTTTACTTTAGGGTTAGTTAAGTAAGCAACACCCTCGCCGTTTGCGTTCTCTACAGCCTTCATCAAGTTAACAACGTCGGCCCATACTGGAGCGATACCGTTTGCGTTTGTGCTGTTAGAAGATGCACCACCTGCGAAAGTTACGTTTACGTTGGCATTTGCGATGATACCGGTAGGCTCGTTAGATCCACCACCTTTGATAGCAGCAGTTTCCAAAGATTGAGCCATGGCGTTAAGCAACCAGTTGCGCACATAAGCGTCGATTGAGTTGCTAGATTGCAACATCAACTGGTTTGATACTTGAATGTAAGCGGCCAAACGCTTAGGGCTAAAAGTAATTTTAGAGAAAGCGGGGCTCTTTTCAGTAGCTGAACCGTTTTCAGTGTTCCAACCTGCAGAAGGTACAGTGCTGGCAGTTGGCATATCCAAGTTACCAACCAACCCGCTCAATTGCTGCACACCCAAACCGCGCAATACAGTCTTAGGCAACAATACATCGATGATAGAACCAACAGAAGTTTGAACGTTTACACCACCTTCAGAGCCAGAAGAACCACCGGTAGCAGTCATATCACGCTTAAATACTTCAGAAGGGATTTTCATAGAGTGAGCGCTTACGCTTACACCGCTACGCTGGTACTCGCTAGAAGCCAAGGCAGAAAATTCACCTTCAACACCTTCGCGACGGCCAGAAATAGCCATATCAATAGCGCGCTTAAAGCTGTACTCTTTAGCCATGTCGGCCTTTTCTTTTTCTTCGCTACGGCTAGCAACGTGGCCAGCGGCTTGAGCTGCAAGATTCTGCAACTTTTCCAAGGTTTCAACCTCAGCTTTGATCGCGCCCAAACGAGCCTCGATTTCGCTTAAGCGGTTAGTTTCTGAATCGGCCATAGATCTGGCTTCTTTTTCAATGGTGGTTTGCAAGGTAGACAATTCGCCTAGCAAACGTCCACGCTCTTCTTTAAGGGCTTTGATTTTATTCATGATTTTGTTTTTTGTTTAAAGGTTTTGATATCTAAGTAAAGCCAATTTAATAACATCGGCAGAGGCTTGGCTTCTTTTGGCCTCTTCGATTTCTTGTTCCTGATCACGCATAGCAACAATGCTACGAGCGTCGGCTTCAGTGTCAGCGTAAGCGGGATAAGTTACAGGGCTAACATCATACAAATCCTCGATCACCTTAATTGTGCGCTTGCCCATAGATCCGTATTTTTCCGACTCGCTCCACATTTGCTCTTTGATCGTGAAGGCAAATGAGCTTTGAGTAATATCTCCACGCATAATAGAACGCACAACGCTCATATGGGTAGGGTTTTCGTAATCTGGCACCCATGTATATTCAAGATTGCCGTCGCCATTTACAAACACTTTGCAGGTGTTTGCTTTTGTACGGCCCAAAATTAACTCGG